CTTTCAGTATCTTTGGTGATAAGGCAAAAGCAATTCAAGTGTGTGTAAACCGCTTTGATGACGAAACCAAGCAAGCATTCCTTGAACTGTATGACAAGGTGGATGCTGATTTCCAAATGCCTGTTGACGAACCACAAGTAAACTGATAGAATATGGGGAGATAAAACTATCTCCTCTTTTTATTATGGATGAACATCCTTTTGGAACAGAATATGTGTTCTCAATTAATTCTAATGATATGATTGAAATTGAAAAAAAACCTGTAAGTTAATTCTAATGATATGATTGAAATTGAAAAGAAACCTGTAAGTATGACTGATAAGAAAAATCACCTCTGGAAATACAATGAAGATAAAATCCTTAAGGAAATTGAGGATTATGTAACAAGCACCTATCACGGTCACTATTGTGGAGATGAGGCTGGTTATGATGACATTCAAACGATTGATTTGATGGCAGCAAAGAAACTGGCAGCAGGTTTCTGTCAGGCAAACATCCTCAAGTATGGTTCTCGTTATGGTGATAAGGATGGGCGTAACAAGCGTGATTTGATGAAAGTTATTCATTATGCTATGCTTCTGCTACACTTTGATGGGCACTACACTCGCAAAGATAACGGTCTAACCGAATTCTCTCGTTGATTATGAAACTTAAAGAAAAAACTATGAAACTGTCTGATAAAACTCTGACCCTGCTGAAGAATTTTTCTTCTATCAATCAGTCTATCCTTTTTAAGGAGGGTAACAATCTTCGCACTATTTCTGTGATGAAAAACATTCTCGCAGAAGCAACCATTGATGAAGAACTTCCTAAGGATTTTGGAATTTATGACCTAAACCAATTTCTGAATGGATTGAATCTTCACCAGAGTGCGGAACTTGATTTTCAGAACGATGGTTATGTTGTAATCAAAGAAGGTAAGTCTCGTTCCAAGTATTTCTTTGCCGACCCCAATGTAATTATTACCCCGCCCGATAAATCAATCAGTCTTCCTAGTGAAGATGTTTGTTTCATTCTTGATACCAAAGAACTTGATAAACTGCTGAAAGCAGCATCTGTATATCAACTCCCAGACCTGTCTGTGGTTGGTGAGGCAGGTGTAGTAAAACTGGTTGTTCGTGATAAGAAGAACGATACCTCCAATGATTTCTCTGTGATTGTTGGGGAGACTGATGAAGAGTTTTCTTTTAACTTTAAGGTAGAAAACATCAAGATTCTTCCTGGCAATTACGAAGTCGTTATCTCTTCCAAACTTCTTTCTCGTTTCAAAAATACATCTTATGATTTAGTTTACTATATCGCCCTAGAACCAGACAGCACATTTGGATGATGAAGCATATTCTCTTTACACTTAAGAAGTGTTCTCCTGACCTTTTGGATGATGAGAATTATGTTAGGGATGTTATATATCACACATCCACAAAATGTAACTCAACTCTACTCGCATTAAATTCCCACAAATTCGACCCTCAAGGCGTAACTTGTGTTGCTATGCTTGCCGAAAGTCATATTAGTATTCACACTTGGCCAGAAAAGGGTATGGCAGTATGTGATATTTTTACTTGCGGAGACCATTCGGACCCTCAACTTGGAGTTGATTATATGAAAACTCAATTTGATTCTAAAGAAATTATTTGTAATGAATTTGTGAGACCATTGGAATGAAAGACTGGGAAACTCTTTTTAACAATCTATCGGAAACCGAAAAGGATAAATTAGCAATTCTTAGGGTAATGGAGTGCTCTAATGGATGTATTCAATATGCGTTCCGTGACTCCGAATCACACGCTCTTTCTCTTGAAGAAACTCGAAAGGCAATGAAGTTTAGTATGTCCTGTATGAAAACAATGTCTATTCCATTTAAGGATAGGACTATTACTTTTGAACCAGAGACTGAAGAACTTTTTCGTGAAGTGAGAGAACTCTATATTAGTGGAGTTAAATTCAATAATGACGATGATTATAAAGAGTTTATCCGTGCTTCTGGTGCCACTGCCCGTGCTTGTGGTGAGGAAAGAATTGTAAAGGCAAAAAATATTCTTGAGGAAAACATTGACGACATCCCTCCTCACACACTAGAATGGGGAGTGAGATACCTTCTCAAATTTTTAAAATGAACATTTTTGTGACTTCTTCTGACCCTTGGGAATCTGCCAGGGTTCTTCCTGATAAACATATTGTTAAGATGCCACTTGAAACTTGTCAGATGCTTTCTATCGTTGCTTCTGACAAGTGGGGGCACGGTTTCGGCACTCTTCCCAAAGCGGACGGTACTCCCTATGCGACTGAGAAGGGTGCTTTTCGCAATCACCCCTGTACCAAGTGGGCATCAGAGTTTGTGATGAACTGGCAGTGGCTCATTGCTCACGGATTTGCCCTCTGTGAGGAGTATGCGGCACGCTACGGCAAGGTTCACACCTGCTTCCATACGCTCCTAGCAGCACGGGAAATCTTCCCTACAGGCGATTCTAGAAGGTGCTCTGGCAACGACCCAACCCCCTTTGTGAGGGCAATGCCAGATGAATACAAATTAGACACAAGCATATCTACATTTGACGCATACAAAATGTATATTGCTTCTAAACCTTGGGTGTGCGATAATTATATTCGTATTCCCCATCGTAAACCTGATTGGATTTGATTATGAGTGAAGTTAATTTTAAAAAGCATAGAGTATTTCGGGAGACTAATTCTGTCATTTTTTATGATATCTCTGTAGAAGATTCTAATGCTTCTGATTTAGTTGTTCATACTGGACCTGCTATTTCTCCTCCTGACGATATTGTTGGGGCAAAACAATTTTACATTCATTATCATCAGATAGACCATAATCGTGTCTTATCAGGTCTTCGTACATTTGAATTGGTAAATCCAAAATGGAAATATCCTTATCATATTGTACATCTTAATCGCAGCTCTGGTGCTCTTGTAATTCCTGTTGGAACTTATCATCGTAGCATTTCTGGAGAAGATGGTTCTATCGTCATCAATCAAGCAATTCGTGATGAAGATTTTAATTCAGATACAGAGTTTGTTCCAGTTTCTTCTGGACAAAACGAAGAGTTGTATCGTATACTCGCTTACGAAAAACCAGTGATTCACACTATCGGGGAATAATTTATTATGCGGGATGAATTCCTGTGGGTTGAAAAATATCGCCCAAAGACAATTGAAGAATGTATTCTACCAGAGGCAACAAAAAAGACTTTTAAGGAGTTTCTTGATAAGGGTGAGGTTCCAAATCTTCTTCTCGCTGGACCTCCTGGAGTTGGTAAGACTACCGTAGCAAAAGCACTTTGTAATGAGTTGGGAGTGGATTTTTATGTCATCAATGGATCTGATGAAGGACGATTTCTGGACACGGTACGGAACCAAGCAAAAAACTTTGCTTCGACCGTCTCACTTTCTTCGTCTGCAAAACACAAAGTTATCATCATTGACGAAGCAGATAACACAGGAAACGACGTACAACTCCTCCTACGGGCAAATATTGAGACGTTTTATAACAACTGTAGGTTCATCTTCACCTGTAATTACAAGAACAAAATCATTGAACCACTCCACTCAAGGTGTGCTGTCGTTGATTTCTCAATCAATGGAAAGGCAAAAGCAGAACTTGCTGCTGCCTTCTTCAACCGTCTCAGGAATGTTCTTGAGGAAGAGGGTATTGAATATGATCCAAAAGTTATCGCTGAACTGATAAACAAACACTTTCCTGATTGGAGGCGTGTTCTTAATGAGTGCCAAAGGTACTCTACTAGCGGAAAAATTGATTCCGCAATCCTTGCTTCATTCTCTGACGTAAATATCAATGATCTCCTTAAAAGTCTCAAAGAAAAAAACTTTACCGAAGTTCGTAAGTGGGTCGTCAACAATCTTGATAATGACTCTAGCGTACTTCTCCGTCGTATTTACGATGCTCTTTCTGTATCCCTTGAAAACGCTAGCATTCCTTCTGCTGTGCTCATTATTGCTAAGTATCAGTATCAAATTGCGTTCGTAGCTGACCAGGAGATTAATCTTCTTGCCGCATTGACTGAAATTATGGTAGAATGTAACTTTAAGTAATGCAAAATTCCGTTACTAAAAAATTTAAGAGTTATTCCTTGCGAAGAAACCAAGAAAAAGCACAAACTATTGTAATGTTCGAGTTGAATTAAAAATGAAAAACACTGCTTATCGCTATACTATTCATGGAAATTATGCTACGGATTATAGAAATATTGCTGTTGCTGTAGCAGAAGGTAATGGACTATGGGTTGATCATCCCTTAAGAAGAGATGAAATTCTTGGTGGTATTTGTAAGGCAATTAAAGAAGATACATTAGAGTTGATTTATGAAATATGGGACATTGACGAAAATAAACTCAAACATCCATCAATTTCTGCCTATCGAAAAGTAGAAATTGAAGTTGAGCCAAATGTAGTAAAATTGCCACCAGGAAAACCAAAGAAAACAAATTGGAAAAGTGCTAACAGAGGTGGTGGAGTTAGGCATAAAAATTTTGATAAACAATCGACAAAAGATTGTTATTCTGTTTTGGTTAAAACTAGTTTAGATTATAAAGCATGAGTTCAAATGAGTATAGAAATTATGAATGTAAAACTAATTCGTATGTGGTCTGGTGAAGATGTTATTGCTGACCTAATTGATGATAAATGTGATGTTGGTGAAGAAGTAATTGTTATTTCTAATCCTATTGTTGCGATTCCTACTGGACAGGGACAATTGGGATTTGCTCCTTGGTCCCCTCTTCTTAAAGGGAAAGGTGAGGAATTAGAGATTACTAAAAAATATGTTGTTTATATTGCTGATGTCCAAGAACAAATCGTAGATCAGTATAATCAAATGTTCTCCACTATTGCTACTCCACCATCTAAAAAATTAATTCTATGAAAAAGCATCAAATCAAATCTCAATGGTATTATATCTTCTGGGGTGTGATGGCAGTTGCTGTAGTTGGTGGTCAAATTTATGTCGGGTCTGGATATCGTGAGATGGCAGAAGCAAGTCAGTCTTCTTCTATTACTGTAACTTGTGTTCCTCCTTATGTAACACCTTCTTCTTATGCTGCTGGCAAAAATAGAACAGGAGAGTTTGAATGATTAGTCAGAAGCAATTA